AACGCGCAGATATTTTCGACGATACGCGACATCCGCGCCACGGGTGGCGTGCCAAACGTCATCGCCGTCACCCAAGTGCTCGACGCCAACCACCGCTTGGAGTTTGTCGGCGGAGCCGGAGTGTTGATGGACATGCTCTCCAAGTCGGCCGGCGGTCCTGCCGCGGTCGAATATCACGCGCAGACCTTGCGCGATCTTTATGCGCGCCGCCGCATACTGGAGGCATCGGCCGCATTGCAGAGCGCGGCCTCCGACATGTCCCAGCCGGCCGACACCGTGTTGCAGGAGGCTGGCGAGAGCGTGCTGTCTTTGAGCCTTGGCCAGCCGACCGACTCCATGCGACCGGCCAGTGCCATCGTGCCGGGACTGCTTGAGGAGCTGGAAAAACTGAGCACCCCAGGACAAAAGCTCGGCGTTGAAACCGGCTTCAAAGCCTTCGACTACATGACCGGCGGACTGCGCGGCGGCCAGCTGGCTATCGTTGCGGGGCGTCCGGCGATGGGCAAGAGCGCTTTCATGCTCAACTGCGCCGAGAACATGGCGCGTCGTGGAGTCCCGGTGCTGTATTTCTCGCTTGAAATGCCGGCCAACGAACTGGCTGCGCGTGTGGTGCTCGGACGCGCCGAGACCAACATTGAAGTGGTGCGCAACGGGTTCCTTGACCATCCGACCAAGCTGCGCATCGCTGACCGCGCGGCCGAGTTCGCCGAGGAGCCGCTGTTTGTGGACGACCGCGGCGGGTTGACCATGCTCGACATCCGCGGCCGCAGCCGCTTGGCCGTGAGGCGCTGGGGCGTGAAGGCGATTTTCGTGGACTACCTCCAGCTTGTCACCCACATCGGTGCGCAGAGCCGCGAGAACGAGGTTGGCTTTGTATCCCGCGGCCTCAAAAGCATGGCCATGGAGCTGAACGTCCCGGTCGTGGCCGCCGCCCAGGTCAATCGTAAGGCTGAGGACAGGTCAGACAACCGCCCCAAAATGAGCGACCTCCGCGAGTCCGGCAGCATCGAGCAGGACGCGGATTTGGTTTGTTTGGTGCATCGTCCTTGCTACTACGCCGTCGACCAAGAGCAGGAACCCGATCCGCAGGACGCCGAGTTGCTCATCGCCAAGCACCGCGCCGGTGCGACCGGCAAGGTCAACTTAGTGTGGCGTCCGCGCTTCACACGCTTCCAAGACGCCGCGCTTGGCGGACGAACGACCGATGGCAGCGACGTGTTTGCTCCGAGCAAGCAGCTATGGGAGGCGCTCAATGAATAGCCGCGCGAAAGGCGCCCGCGGAGAGCGCATGTGGCGCGACGAGCTGCGCGGCGCCTTCGGCGATTCCGGTATCCGCCGCGGACAGCAGTTCAGCGGACTTGGGGATTCGCCGGATGTCGTTTGCCCGTGTCTGCCGGACTTCCACTTTGAGGTCAAGTTCTGCAATGTCGTGAAGATCCGCGACTGGATGGCTCAGGCCATCCGCGACGCCAAAACCAAGCTCTTCCCGGTCGTTGCCCACAAGCGCAACGGTGAAGCCTGGCTCGTCACCCTACGCGGCGAGGATTTCCTCACTATCGTCCGCCGCTCCGATTTTCTTAACCAACTAACACAACCAAATGAATAAAACCATAACCACACCCGCCGGCATCGCCCGGTATCCTCACCTCAACCGCCCTGACACCAAGTTCGACGAGGTTGGAAAATACAAAGTCGATCTTGAAATGACGGACGAAGAGACAGCTCCGTTCATCGCCCAGATTGATGAGATTTTCTCTCGGTATCTGGCTGCGAAAAAAACCGAACTACGCAAACCCAACATCAAAATTGCCGACATGCCGTGGGTTTCCAATGACGGCATGACGCAGCTTAGGCTCCGAGTCAATCCGACTGGAACCAACAAGAAAACCGGCGAGACATGGAGTCGTCAGCCAACGCTGTTCAACCTCAAAGGCGAAATCATTACCGACAACATCGGCGGCGGCAGCCGCATCAAAGTCGCCGTCATTCCGTATTGCTGGTATGTTGCCACAAAGGGTGTTGGCATCACCCTGCAACCCAAGGCAGTCCAAGTGCTGGACTTGGTTGCTTGGGGGTCTGGCACAAGCGCTGAGTCCTACGGCTTCGACGTGAGCGAGGCCAAGCCTGAGTCGCGCAAGACCGGAACGGACGACGAAGGGATTAGCTGGTAATCGTCATGACCACAAAACTGATGGCATCTGTTGCCGTTATAGCTCTCGCAATTTCGCTGCAAGTCCTAACCCTGACTTATGGCTGGGGGCTAGAAGTCAAAAGCTGGGCTGTAATTATACTGATCGGGTTTTTCGGTCAGGTATTTACTCACGCAATCGCACGAAAAATCCTTGACGAATAGTTTATGCCCACCAAAAACACCATACGCAAACCCCGCAAAGCCGCCAAGCCCGCGGCGGCTGAAAGATTTACCGAGGACGGACGCAAAATCGTCCGCCTCGAGAAAACCCGCGCGCACCAGAAGTATCCGCTGAAAGATGGCACCGAAGTCCCCGGCGCCAGCACCATCGCCAAAATCGGCGAGGACAGCAACGGACTTATCCACTGGGCGTGGAAGCTCGGCATGGAAGGCCAGGACTACCGCAAGGTCCGCGACAAGGCCGCCGACATCGGCACCATCGCGCACTTCCTCATCGAATGCTTCCTGCACAACCACGTTGCCGACCTCTCCGAGTTCAGCCCCGTGGATGTTGAGAAGGCCACCATCGCGTTCAACAACTTCAAGCGCTGGTGGGACGAAGAAGGTCTCACCGTCATCGAGCCGGAAGTGCAGTTGGTCTCCGAGGAATACCTCTTCGGCGGCACCATCGACGCACCCAGCCGCGACCGTGACGGCAAGATCGTCCTGCTCGACTGGAAGACCAGCAAAGCCATTGTCGGCGCGCACAAGGTCCAGCTCGCTGGCTACGAGCAATTGTGGAACGAGAACCGCCCCACGATGAAAGTCCAACGCCGCGGCATCGTCCGCATCGGCAAAGAATCCCCGGATGACTTTGAGGTCGCCTGGATGTTCAGCGCCGAGCCGTTCTGGAAGGTATTCCAAGCGCGCCTCGCGCTGCACTACGCGCAGTTGTAGTTAAAGAAAGCCGCCTAATGTCCACCGCCACCGCCCGCCAGTTTACCGTTAGGGACCGCACGTTTGGTTGTATTGTGCGGTTCAGCATCACCCCCCAGCTGGAGGTGAGCAGGCGGGCGTGTGTGCGGTGGCTACGCATCGACCCCGACATCGGCGAGGATGGCGAGTGGTGCTTTGGTTACACCTGTAGTCACGGCAACGCAGCGTTTGTCCACCTTGAGCGATACCCCGAGGGCGAAAACGCCGGGGCGCTGGTGCATGAGCTGGTCCATGCGGTGAACGGGTTTATGCGGCACCTCGGCACCGTGGACGAAGAAACCCAAGCCTACCTCATGCAGTTCTTTTATCGGGAGGCTATCAAACGACTTAAAAAATGAGCACCTACCTCATCGCCGCGGTCGGCATTGCGTACGCCTTTGTGGCCCTCGAAATGTTGGGCCAAGATCGCTACGCGCTTGCCCTTGTCTGGGGCGGCTATGCCGTCGCCCAGATCGGGCTGTGGGTAATTTCCTTCAAATGAGACACGCAGAATACATCCTATCCAAAGCAAACGTCGCCGTGTGTGGCGACAGAAACGACAGCTATGGTCCTCCGACCGAGGACTTCCGCACGCAGGCCGCCATGTTCAGTGCCTACCTGTCGCGGACGAATGGCCGTCCGGTGATGGTCACGGCCAGCGACATCGCCGCGCTGATGTGTCTGGTGAAGATCGCTCGCCAAGCACACGCACCGAAACAGGACAACTGGGTGGACCTCGCCGGCTATGCCGCGTGCGGGGCCGAGTGCGATGCGGCGGTATGACGGACTACAGCATTATTACACCGGAAATCGCCGAGATCGACAAGCAGATCACGCTACTCAAGAGCAAGCGTGAGCGCCTGCTGGCGAAGGAGGCGAGCAAGAAGGCTAAATCGCTGGCGGCGGAAATTGCCAAGCGCAAACAAACGAAATGAACGAGCAAATCATGGGAATACTTCGCGTATTAGCGGAGAAATTTGGAACCACCACGGAGTTTTTGTGGGGTATCATGGTAAAACAGGCTTATGTCTACGGCATAACGTCTATCTTTGTTTTTGCCGTAACCTCAGTGCTTATTTTCGGGTGGAACTACTTGGTGTTTCGCTATGAAATTCCAGAGGACGACGACGGAGACGCGCGGTTTGGAACATATATGTGCCGACTGGGCGGGCTGATGCTTATTTTTATTTGGACGTGCTTGTTCTTGAGCGGAATGCACGACGTATCCACTGCGCTGATCAACCCAGAGTATTGGGCGCTCAAGCAAGTAATCGGCAAATGAATTTAAATCTGCAGGCTCAATCGGGTTCTTGCCGGGATTCCATGTGGTGTGGTCCCGCGGAGCAAACCGGGATGCCCAGCCCCACGGAGCAAGACCAGTGGGGCGCCTGCACATACTTTGACCCCCGCCATCTTTGGCGTGAGACCTTGATGGATAACGGGGGTCTAGCTGCGGTCATTGAGGGCACGACAAACAGAACCGTTCCTGCTCCCGACGGAGCATACGCCTGCGTGAGCGACCTGAGCCGTAGCTCCATTGTGCCTGCCAACGCCTCTGCTTGCATGCGCAACATGGACCTGAATAAACAGGTTTCGCCCATGGGACGCCATGGGAATGCGGACGATATTTTTGTCGGGCAGCGTAGTAGACCGGATGAGCGGTATGGACTAGGAATCCTCGGTCGCCGCCCCATCGAACTCGGGAGGTCGCCGTATGGTGATCGTAAGTTTGGACACCCGTGCGCTGAAAAGGTGCGGCCGCACCGTCCCCGGCAAACTTTACATGATCCATGAGTTCGCCCGCCCCGTCGCCGTCAAGACCCCGCTCGGCCTCGGCAGCGTGTGGTATGTCGAAACCGGCGGCGCCTACTTCAACGACATCTTTGCCGTGATCCTCGAGGCCACCGGCGAGGTGAAGCACATGCGCAGCGATCAGTTTGTAGTTTTGGCCAATCCGACGATGGACATTGCCAATGAATGAGCATCAACAGCGTTTCAAACCCACACCGCACCCTGTCATGCAGGTCGATCTCGACTTGCTGGAAAAACTGGGGCCGGAAGACGGCTGGAAATATCTCAAGACACGCGAAGAGCTGATCGCCCGCGAGGCATCAGACCCGTTTCGCTACGGCTACATTCCGCCTGTATGGAAACGCGCCAGCGAACTCCTCGAAAAACATAGAGAAATCCTCGTTATGGGCGGAAACCGCAGCGGCAAGACCGAGTGGGCGGCGAAGGAGGTCATCAAGACCATGTATTCCAAGCCCGGGGCGGTCGTCTGGTGCTTCCAAACCACTGCGCCCAACTCCATCGAGCTGCAACAGCCCCGCATTTGGAAATATATGCCTCCCGAGTGGAGGAACGCCCGCAAAGGCCAAGTCACCAACATCACCTACAGCGTCAAAGGTGGCTTCACCGAGGCAAAATTCGTTGCACCCAACCAAGCCGTCTGCATTTTCCGCAACTATGCTCAAGATCCGTCCACGATTGAAGGCGGCGAAATTGACATGGCCTGGGCGGACGAGCTGGTCCCGCTCGATGTCCTCGAAACCCTCCGGTTTCGCCTCGTAGACCGCAACGGAAAGCTCGCCGTCACCTTCACACCGGTGCAGGGCTGGTCTCCGACCGTGGCCGACTACTTGTCCGGCGCCAAGACCATCACCGACACCGACGCCGAGCTGCTGCCCATATACAAAGACAAGTCTGCGCTACAGCTAGGCGTCGAAAATGCCATAGGAGCAGTCAAGGCGACGCTGACTGGCGACATTTTGTATGATGGCGAAAGTCATCGCTACATCGCCGGCTACGACAAAGTGCCCATCGAGCAGATCAATCCCAAAGGTCGCCCGATCCTCTACTTTCACACGCAGTCCAATCCCTGGGCCGGCTGGTCGCGGATGAAGAAAGAGCTGCAGAGCGAGACCAAAGAAAAAATCCTCTGCCGCGCTTACGGTGTCCCAACCAAAGCCATCAGCGGCCGCTTCCCCTTGTTCAATCCCAAGGTCCACGTCATCCGCGCCTCGGATGTCCCGCAAGGCACCCGCTACCACTGGGTCGATCCGGCATCCGGCAAAAATTGGGCGATGATCTGGACCGTCCACGACACCGCCGGCCGCATTGTGGTCTACCGCGAATGGCCCGACCAAGTGTCATACATCGAAGGCGTCGGCTATGCCGGCGAGTGGGCGCTGCCCGACGGCAAGAGGCTCGACGGCAAGCCTGGTCCCGCGCAGCAGGACTTCGGCTTCGGCCTTGAGCGATACCGCGACGAGATCCTGCGCGTCGAAGGCGGCGAGGAAATTTTCGAGAGGTGGATGGACAGTCGCTATGGCCACGCCCGCACGCTGGCCAAGGAATCGCCGACCACGTTGATCGACGAGATGGCCGATCTGGGGATGCTTTTCACGGCAACCCCGGGCGACTCCATCGACGAGGGCGTTTCGATGATCAACGACGCGCTGTCCTACAACCCCGAGAAGCCGGTCGATGCGCGCAATCAGCCCAAGCTCTACATCTCGGAGAACTGCAAGAACCTCGTCTACGCCTTGCAAACGTACACCGCGGCAGACGGCAAGAAGGGCGCGACTAAAGACTTCATCGACTTATTGCGCTACGTCTGCCTATCGGACGCCATCAATGTCGAGGGCGACATCCTGCGGCCGACTGGAGGAGGAAGCTACTAAGTGAGCAAGCGCGACCAACTTTGGAGCGACCTGACGCGGCGCAATCCGCGATTGTTGGATGATCCGCATTTTACCACGGCGGGGCTGCGCAAGTTTTTTGAGCGTGTGTATGACGCCGGATTCGACGCCGGCACGCTGGCCGCGCAGCCGCCGCGCATGAGCGGGGCTTCGGGGGCGTCGGCTTTTGAGGAGATTTTCGGAGGGTTTCGCCGATGAGCATCTCCGGCATTGTTCCACCGCCTCCGCGCATCCGCCCGTGGAAAGGCAAAGGCAACAACCCCAAGTGCGGCGTGTGTGCCAAGACGCTTCGCATGGACGATATTCACGGCGTGGACCAGCAGCTCGGCCCCATCTGCCGCGCATGCGGCCCGCATGTCGTCGCCGCCAACAGGCTACTGCATCCATTTTGGGTCTAACGACATTCGCTATTCTCGAACCACGAACACAAACAGCGTAAAATTATGTTATTCACGCAAAAAGTTAAAACCATCCCCATCGACCGCTATAAACTCGGCGATCACGACCCAAAGAGTGCCCTCGCCTTCTCCCGCGAGCAGGCGCCGCCGGCGTATCTCGCCGTCATGGTGGAGCTGCAGGACCGCATCGCCGACACATCGCTGCTGGTCAGCACCATGGCCACTGCCAAGGAGCCGGGCTACTTAGCCCACGCCAGCGGCCAGCTTTCCGCGCTCCTCGAGCTATGGGATGCCTTGGAGCAGCGTCGCGCGGAATCAATAAAGCTCGAGTAGATTGGGAGATTAGCAAAAATAATGCTGGACATTTGTCCAAAAGCGTCCATAATAGATAGTATCAACGGTGAGTTGTGCCCTCATGGCACATGTGGTTGTTGATCGGACTGGGCGACGCACGCCCTGGCACTACTTGGAGGTTTATCCATGGCGGAAGAGAACGCAGCCCCGGCTGCAGGTGACGATATCATTTCTATGGCTCTCGAGGAGCTGACCGGACAGCCGGCCCAGCCCGAAGACGTAGAACAGCCCGAAGCGGCTGAAGATCTTTCACAAACTGAGACAGAAGAGGAATCCGAGGAAAAATCCGACGAAGCCTCTGAAGATGTTAAGGACGAGGAGTCCGAGGACGAGGAGTCTGAAAAAGACGACGAGGAAAGCGAGAAGGACGACGAAGCGCCCACCCAGGACAAGATCCAGAAGCGCATCGACAAGCTGACCGCCCAAAAGAAGGCCGCCGCCGAAGAGGCCGCGGCCGTCAAAGCTCAATACGAGGACGCCCAAAAGCGCCTTGCCGAGCTGGAGGCCCAAGTCAACGAAGCCGCCCGCCCGATGCTCCAACCGAGCGCGGAAAACCCGCTGGCCGATGTGGACACGCCCGAGGCGCTTGAGGCGAAAGTCAAAAGCGCGCAGGAAGTTCGTCGCTGGGCGCTGCGCAATACTGACGGCGCCACGGTCAAACGACCAGACGGCACCGAGGTGTATCTCGATAGCGATCAGGTCAAAGACTACCTCATCAAAGCGGACGACGTTCTGACCGTTCACGCCCCGGCCCGCCAGCAGTGGCTCGCCCAGCGTCAACCGGCCGTTGAAGCCGCCAAGAACCTGTTCCCCGACATCTTCAAAAAAGGCACGCCGATGCACCAAGCGTATCAGGCGACGATCAAGCAGGCGCCCGAGCTATTGAAGCTCCCCCAGAATGAATACTGGGTCGGCCTCGCCCTCTACGGAGAGCAGCAGCTCATGCAGAAGCAGGCGGCCGATCAGGCCAAGGCCAAAGCCGCCAAAAAAGTCTCAGCCAGTGGAACATCCAAGACCCCGACACCTGTGAAGCCCGTGAGCACGCCGAAATCTTCTACCAAGGGCGCGGTCAATACGGCCGTGCGCAACCGAGTGCTCTCTGGCGCCGGCGGGATCTCCGATCTCGAGGCTTATATGTCAGAAGCACTGTTCAGTTAAACAACCCCTCTAAAAAGAAAGAATTACTATTATGCCCTCTACAGTAGGTGCCTTGTTCCCATCCACGGGCAACCGTGAAGACCTCCTCGACATCATTTCCGTTGTCGATGCCAAAAATTGTCCCATAAGTTCATCTGTGGCCAAAGTGGGCCAAGATCTAAACAATCCTGGACTTTACAGCTACTTGGCCGATTCCTACAACTCGCCCACCACGGACGGCGTTGTGGATTCTGCCGACGTTTCTGACTTCGATGACCCGACCAAAAACCGTGTCCTCCTGAGCGCCCGCGCGCAGAAGTTCCGCCGGACGATCAAAGTCTCCGACTTCCAGCAAAACGTCCAGGACGTTGCCGGCGTTGGCAAGAAGAAGGAAATGGCCCGCGGCACAGCTCGCGCCATCACTGAACTCAAGCGCGACATCGAGGCGACAATCTCAAGCGACAACGACTCCGTCGAAGGTTCCGGCTCGACCGCTTACAAGACCCGCGGCCTCGGCGAGTGGATCAAAGCCACGGCGCAGACCGACCTCCCGGTTCCTGCTTCACAGCGCACGCCGTCCGGCAGCATCAACGCGACCGTGACCGCTTCTCTCACCGAGACGATCTTCCAGAACGTCTTGCAGAGCATCTACGAGCAGACCGGCACGACCGACCGTCTCGTCATGGTGGCTGGCCCGTCGTTGAAGAAAGCCGTCACGAACTTCACCCGCTTCACGGTGAACGCGACCAGCGATGTCTTCAGCCTGCGTCAGAGCACCCAGAATGCCGATTCCGGCAAGCTGGTCTCCAACGTGAGCTTCTACGAAGGCGACTTCTCGACTGTCGAGATCGTGCCCTCGCTTCTGCTCGCGGCCAACGCCTCGACCGATGCCGAGAAATTCGCCCGCGGTTACATCATGTCGGCCGATCACCTCATGCTTCGCTATGGACGCCGTCCCCGGTTCCAAGAGCTGGAAGACATGGGTGGTGGTCCCCGCGGTTTGATCGACGCCATCGTGTCGCTCGCCGTGATGACCCCGAAGGCCATGGCCAAGTTCAACGGAGTTTCCTAATTCCATCCAGAAC